AAACAGGGCTTCAAGTTTATGGTAGTAGATGAAAGTCACAAGATCAAGAACCCAGATGCCAAACGTACCCAAGCTATGCAACGATTAGCAGTTGGTGGCTACGACGTTAAGCAGCGCGGCGGTAAGCGGGAGCGAAAGACATTTGGCCCTGGTATTGGTAGGGTTACACTTATGTCGGGTACTCCGCTAGTAAGCCGGCCAAAGGAGATGTGGACCTCAGTTAACACCATTGCTCCTTGGGTTCCAGAGTTCAGCACGTTTACACGGTTTGCATTCAGATATTGTGATGCTAAGCAAGGTCCCCACGGGTGGGATTTTAATGGTGCATCAAACACTGGCGAGCTAAATGCGCTACTGTGCAAGCATGCTATGCTACGTCGGCTCAAAACTGATGTGCTTAAAGAATTGCCTCCTAAGGTGTATCGCACACTGCCTCTAGAGTTTGATCGTGCAGAATACGACCGTGTTGAGTTGGCATTCAACGGTATCAACTGGCGTGCAGGCATGGAGGCTATCATCCGCATGGGTGGTAATGTTCCTAAGAGCGACGATGCTATTGTAGCTATCCAGAAGCTGCGCGAAATCGCTGCCCTTGGTAAGTTAGATAGTGCAGTAGAATGGATCAAAGATTATTGCGAGCAGGGTGAAAAGTTGGTTGTATTTGCGCATAATCGGCAGGTGATTGAGACCATTAACACCGAGCTGAAGAAGGATATTGATTACCTAGGTGCTGTTGGAGTTATCTATGGCGGCGTTTCAGACGAGGCTCGCGCAGATGCGGTGCTGAACTTTCAGAATGATCCCAATATGCGGGTTATCATTGTTGGCATCACTGCTGGTGGGTTTGGTCTTACACTTACTGCTGCTAAGGCAGTGGCGTTCGTCCAGCTGCCTTGGACGCCGGGTGAGATTGGCCAGTGCGTGGACCGTATCCACCGGATTGGTCAGGACGCTGAGTCAGTCACGGTGTTCAACTTGGTGGCGGAAGGTACTATTGAAGAGGATATGGCAGACATGCTGATAGGTAAAGGACAGGTGTTAGATGCTGTGCTAGATGCAGGGCGTGTAGTCAACACGTTGGATCTCAAGATTGAAGGGAAGTGAGATCATGAAGAAGATTTGCGCGGATCGGCAGTCAGCGCCCGCCTGAGACCACTGGGCCATCATCCGATTTGACACCATAAGCGTTCCGGGATGGGATCGAGGCGACGCTCCTGACACTCGGTCAATCTCCACCTACACCTGGTACGACAACGAGGAGGAATGGATGGAGGAGATCCAGGAGCTGACCCTAACAAACCAAGCGTTCGTGCCCATCATAGCACAGGTTCCTGTGGTGGAGACTTGGGTCACCATTCGACCCCGCAAGTAGCATGGTGCCCCATCACCTATGATCAGGCTCTTGAAGAGCTCGAGCATTGGGAAGAGCATTTAGAATAATCACTGGTTTGGCAGCAATGGTGTAATTTTGCCTGTACTTGGATTAGTAGGATTACCATTTGTTAATATGGATGTTTGCTCAACTGTATTTTGGGAAGGCACAAGATTTTGAAAAGGTCCAAGCATGAAGTTTGTTGACTCTGCTAAGCGTCTTTGAACCAGTTGAGGTACAAGATTGTTGTTACCATTCAAAGTCCACTGCATCCATAAATTTGGAACATTTTGAATATTGCCTGCTACAAGTTCTTTAATAACCTCACTATTGGTAAAGTTATTTTGCCCTATATTGAACGCCAAACTACATAACATATCATATTGGGTTTGGGTAACATTAACACTGGCCGCCGGTCTCATCCAATTTTGAACATATACCATATCTTGTTGGAAAAGTTCTCCAATTAGCTGTTGATCTAGCGGATATGATAAACTATACGAGTTACCTCCAATCGTTACCTGACCGGTACTTATTTCTACAGGGGTTAAATTATGTCCGTAACCAATCTGAGATACTGGCGGTTGACCAACTACTATAGGGATATAACTACCGTTTTCAAAGCCTATCATAAACTGTGTACCAGATTGTGAAAGCTGTAAACTTGCTGCTGGTTTAATAGAAGAGTCAGTTACAGGGCCTTGGTATGCATAAACAGGTTGATTTTGAGCGTTGTATCCTGCACCTGTGTATATACCAGGCGGCATGCTAGCCATAGGGGTTCCTATAAGATTCAACGGTTTTTGACTATTTTGTACCACTTCACCTGGTCGTAATCCAGTTTTTGTATTGTATGATGTTGCGTTTTGAATTCCGTACGCATTTCGTCCACCGTGATCATCGTATGGTTCGTGATAGGGTAGATGGTAAACAATTGTATCAGTTAAAATAGGTATTACATTACCGAGAGTGTCCAGAAGACCGTCTTGTTGATTAAGATCATTTGGACCTATAGCAGCTACGGCAGCAATGGCTAATGGAGGCTGTGTGCCATTTAGATCAATTCGATTGCTGAATAAGTTGATTTCTGATGCTGCACCTACGGAGAAATCTTGGCCAACACTCTCGTGAACAAATCCTCCAGCTGCTCTATTCCAATTTGTACCAGCTGTATCAAACATGTTTCCTGCTGAAAACCTATGCATATCAACGGCTGCTGTCAAAAACATATATTGGTTGCTAAGGAAATGCATGCTATTGTTGCTTTGAACCTTTATATATCCGTTCTTTATATTTGGATTCTCTGTAATCAAACTACCTGGTGCTGATTGAGAACATCCTGTGCCTGGTACGGTATTATTAACGCCACCTGCAGGTTGGCAAGGTAGTGGGGTTGACCCACCTGTACCTAATAGATCTGTATGTTGCATATACAAATTAGATTCTTTAACGCGCCTACTTTGAACACTTTGGGGTCCTGCTTGTGCTATCAAACTAGATGCACCTTGTAAATCATTATTGGTAATATTGTTGGTAATCCCGCTGCCTACCAATTTGCTCACTGTATTAGGAGAATTATAATATACACTAGATAGTGCAGCTTGTTGGTAAGGCCCAAGAATATCCCATGCACCGCCTAACACTCGCCTAGCTCCTGCTATATATACTAGTACGTCTATATTGAGAAGTGCAAGGCATTGCTCGTCGGTAGCGGTCCCGCTACCTGGTGTAGCTGCGCTGGCATTTGGTCTAGTTACTGCTATTCGGCCGGCTGTTCCGGTATCTATGTAACCTTGGGCATATTCGTTTGCCTTTATTTGATGACCGTAACCAATACTGACTTTTACTCGTTGAGTATGTGCATCCCAATATGCGCTGTTAGATTTACCTTCAACCTGCTGTAGGAACGGTACCAGTATGCTGGTTGTAGTAACACCTGCAGGCGGCGGATTGCCAACCGATGTTGATGTTGTTGTTGATGCGGCAACTGTACCGGTAGAAGTAGATGTAGGTGCCGGTGGTATAGGAGCAGGTGATCCAGATGCACAGGTTGAACTTGCTCCTGAGGATGGCGTTGCTATTGCTGCTGATCCACTCTGCGGCTCCGTCGAAGTAGCAGGACCTGTTGGTACCGCACCTGATGACCCAGTCTGCTGAGGTGTTGTACCGGATGGATTAGCCGGTTTAAGTTTTGCGGTTAGATCGTTAGTGACAATGTTGTAGTCTCTAGGAATAATATTATCGGTTGAAGGATAATTACTTAACGGTAACGTTTGATCGTTGTTGGTACTGGCAAATGCTTGTATGGTTGCAGCAGATACTGTGTTATATGGTAAAATCCATACATAATTTGATGCATTTAGTGTAGATCTGATAGCGGTAATATTAGTTTTAAGTAAATCTTGATCAGTATCTACAGTTCCAACGCTTACAACACCGTTAACTATTCCCGCTGTTTCACTTGCATTAGTTTGAACTGCCTGTAGAGCATCACTTGATGTCCACTCGGGTTGTGCTATGGTTGTTGATCCTGGTATACGTTGTGCCAACGCTGCTGCCGTGCCATCTCCTATCATAGCTGCAGGACCGGGAACAGCTGGCGCGGGTTGAGGTTGATTAGCACCCGGATTGACTACTGGGGTAACTGCTGTGGTACCACGTGCTTTGATATTGATGTTTTGACCTGCTTCAATATTGATATCTTGATCAGCTCTAAAATTTAAACTTCCTTGACTACGCAAGCTGATATCGCCATAAGCGTAAACATCTACTCGTCCACCAGCATCCATGCTGATCCAGTTTTTGCCATCAACTGAATTAAGGTATATAAATCCTGTTGTATCATTAATTATTAATTGCGCGCCGCTTGAAGTACGCAAACGTATATAGGCATTAGACGGATTATCATCAAATACCATTTGACTGCCGCCAGGAGTTAACACTCCATATACACTTAGACCTGGATCAACTCTACGTGCGCCGCTTGAAGACACTCCGCGCAGTGTATCTTGATTCAATCCTTGTAAATTTAATTGATCTGCAAGTGGATAATATAATGGCCTATCTGGTGTACCAAGATTTGGTTGTGTTACTTTTTTATTGTATTCTGCAGTAGGCAACGTAGCTTCTGAGTTGTTTCCCGGCAACCCAGGTACCATTTGGTTCATATTTTGCTGATATAAACAACCAAACCATATGCCTCTGCCTGGATCACCGTTTATAAATGCACACACCACTTCGTTATTAATGTCTGGAGGGACAAACCACATGCCATAACTTTTTTGTGTACTTGGAAAACTACTATCGTTTTTATTATCTAGAACATTGGTAGCACCTGCAAATGGTGAACAGTAACTGACAATAAACCAAGTGTTAGGATCATTTGGATCGGCAGCAAGTTCGGGTATCCAAACCTTAAGCCTTCCCATTGTGTTTACGTCGTCGGCATATTTTACGAAGCCAACATAAATTTTATCTTGTAGAGTTGCTCTGCCAGCGGGCTGTTGACTATATGCCTCTGACGACGTTGTATGTCTTGTCCATGTTACCATGTGGATATTTACCGTAGATTTACAGGTATTTTTTAATTGTTATTGACCTAGACCCTTAGGATTGACCATGGCCACTGCTTTTGCGGCCTCAAGACTACCTTGTGCAGCAACCCTTGTTCCAGGACTTAGATTGCTATTGTTTTGCAAGGCTGCTGCCGGAGGTATTTGTGTAAGATTGTCTTTTACAGCATGCAATGTCTGCATGAATTGACCAGATTTGAAGGTATTTATCACCTTTGTTATCGAATAAAATCCATCCCACATTAACGTTCGATCGTTAAATTCCATTATACCAGTTGACTCGTTATATGTGGTTCCTGTTCGCATGGTAAACACAAATCCCACATCGCCGTGAAACCACCAGGCAGCATTTGGATTGCTAGGGTCTGGTTGATTACCATCACCTATCGCTAAATCTTCTAATATATTACCAATTCCTAACCAGTATGGATCACCGCGAATATCAAGATCAATACTAGACAACGCTTTGCTTTGCATTTCAGTTAATATACTGGCAGTTAAGCTTCTCGACGGTTGTAGGTTAGCAGCATTAGAACTAGCGTTAGAATTCTGTTGAGGGCCGTCACTGCCTTGTGTAGTATTTTGATCGGTAGGTTCTTGATTAGCTCTAAAGCTAAGAGGTATAGGATTTGGATTAAAATACGCTGTTCCCACATCTTCTAAATATGAAATTTTTCTACCTAATGTTATTGGATTTAGCTGTACATTTTGGGCAGCATGTGGATTTGAATTGTCTGCTTTAATATTTGCGGCTGCGGTCTTCGCGATATTTACAACATTTTTTGCAGCTTTAGCCGCAGCAGCTGATGCTTCCGCTGCAATACCTTGGTTAACAGCAATTTGTTGAAACGGCACGTTTGGATTATTTTGTATTAAATTAGTTATTTGACTGGTATACTGGTTCAGCTGTTGATTTGCTGATTCAAGGGCTGCTGTTAGAGCAGAAGATGACCCGGATGCACCGATCGCCTTTTGTAGATTATTGACTGTGGTTTGCGCAGTTTGTTGATTCTGCTTTGCCGTTTGATATTCTTGTAATTTTTGGTTTGCTACACCGTCATTGTTATATTGTGGACCAACTGAATAATTAGCATACGTACTACTACCAAGCTGGCTCATAATGCCAGTCTGCTGTACCCAATTTATTTTTAGATCAAATTTTACAACATCGAGATTTTGTCCTGTATAGGTCCAAAAATAGTGCTTTACATATCTATGGCTTTGTGCGTATGCTTGCTGTCTAGCCGAAGTTTGTGCAGGTTGTCTAGCATTTGCTGCGTTCTTTTGGTCAATAACAGGTCTACCTGTAGCATATGGTATAAACGTATACGTTACCTTTCTTACGTAGTCATTAAGAGTTGTGTCAAAAACAGGCTGCATCATATTAGTATGTACTGTGATTAAATTTGCCATACCATTTAACCTTATTGATGCGCCGCCTGGCGCAGCAGCACTAGCTCCGGAATTATTAGTTGACGGCTCACCCGCTGTATACCGTTGGCCTGCATGTGTCATGCTCATAACAAAATTTAAAACAGTAACCATATCCATACCTCGACCAACTGAGATAGTTGGTCTATTGACTGATCCAGATGATACTGATATATCGCTATTACGTTGACTAGTCGTTGGAGATTGGTCAAATTGCCACGATCTCATCCATTTTGGAGTTTGAATTACATATTTTATTCGAGGCGACTTATCTTCATAAAGATTAGCGTTTTGTGCTGTCATAACCAATGCTAACTGATCAAAGAATGCTCCAACTGTTGTTACAGGTCCAATGTTAACTGCACTGGCAACCACAGACACATGGTCGGCATGGCCGTACATATTGTGAGGCAGCATTGTTATTTTGTAAGTGGTGCCTGATTCGGTAGTGTCTGATTCAATATCTTTAAGTGAGACCATCCATACTTTGTAAAGATTACTTTGTAACGTTGGTGTTGCAATTGACCCGTCTTCGTTATATCCTGTAAACCATACCTCAATAAAGAATGAACTGGTTGAGAAATAATTCTTTATTCCTATACCTAGAGATGCGTTCCACAAATTATCCATCAGTGTGAATCCGTACGGTTCAACAACAGTCATTCTGCATTGTATATCTTGCGTTGTTGTTGTTTTGTCGTTACCTGGCACAAGATTTTCTATAGTAAATTCTGTAATATTATAAAGTGCGGTAGTACCACTCTCTGCTATAACAATTTTTGGTACACCATTTGCAAAATTTGCAGGACCAGATTGTTGTACAGCAGCAGCATCTGCTTCGGTGGTTATACTAAATCTTATGTGATAAGTATAATTTGCATAGCTATCTAAAGAATTTGGCATAAAATTGAATTTACCGTTGGCTGCCCCTGGTGCGTTAGTAAACGATGTTAGTGCAGCAGCTCCAGTCTGATTAGCAATTTGCTGACCTAAATTTTGTATAGCAGCTTGAGCCCCTTGTTGATTAAACAAACTACTAGAAGGTATAGTTAAGCTTCCTATCGCAGTATCGACGGCAGGAGAAGGCGTCAATCCAGATGTAGCTTGGCTAGCTGCGCCTGTTTGTCCTGGTTCCATTTTTATGAGCCTACACTGGGTAAAATTGATTGCGATGGCAGATATATGTTAATTCCGGCTATTAAATCATATATTGGATCTTTGATTATATTTGGATTTCTAATGGCAAATACCCACCAGTATCCTGTTGTTCCGTAGGTATCGTAACTGAGTAGATCTGGTCGATGCTGATAGGTTAATGGCACTTGATATAAAGTGTCATTTGGCGTTGGCAAAATAGTCGCACTTGTATTCCAAAAATCTAAATATGGTAGAAAATTATATATCTGAGGTGTTGTGTAATACGGGCTTGTGCCATTATATGTAGACGCTGTCATACCCATGTTCCTTGCGCTAGCAATTCGCCGGTTCTAAACTTATCAAGGTTAAATGCTCTCAATCTCTGAGGTGTATTTTGCACCGTTATTTGTACTGAAATGCTAAAATGTGCAGGTAACCACGCATATCCCTGTGCTTGAGTTAGACTAGCTGCGTTTATGTTAGTAAATGAATTTGCTGAGGCACTTGGGTTACTGGCAGTTATCAATGTATTATTAGTGCCATTGGCCGTAAGTATTCCAACGTAATCTACATCTTTAGGTAAGGTAACAGAAAATTGTGTAACTATCACAGGTAATGCATTAAACATCCATTGCCCATAAGCATCAAATAATAAAACAGGTGGCGGAGTTCCTGCATTTGGGTCGCTACTACCAAAATTCATTTTAGTCACAGTACGAAGAAATTGAATACAAGCTAATGCATAAAGACCTTCGGTTTGATTTTGAACAGTGAAATCTCCTTCGACAGTTAATTTTAATGCAGGAGTTTTGCTATATGAATAAAAGTCTTGATTAGCATGGACAATTTCTAGCGCTGTATAGGTTACATCTTGCGCCCATGTTATGGTAGGTTGATACGGAAATACTATTCCATTGGTTAGATATAACGGGCTCATTAGGCCGCCACCAGACCCACCATTGCCTAATATTTGACGCATGGCGTTAGGTTTTGGCCGCAACCTAACACGTCTACCAGATGCATCGTTAATATTCTGCATCGCCGGCGGGGGATTAGGCAAGCCGCCTGCGTTAGATTGCGTAATTTGATTTCCAATTGTGTTTGTTACAGCGTTTATAACCGGAGCTGCTACTGTACCAACTGGTGTAGTGATCGATGTTATAGATGATGCATTACCTTGTCCTGCTGAACTTGCTGTTGCCGGCGGCGCAGCAGTTCCGCCCGGCGGCGGCGGTTGACCGCTAGCACCAGCTGCAGGGTTAGAAGGTGCTGCATCCTCAAATAACCCAGTAAAATTACCTAACACATCATATATTGGTATTTGTTGCGTACTTGCCATCAATATATCCTAAAAACTCATAACTATTTATGGCCTTAAATAAGCACTGACATAACAATGTTGTTTTTTGACTGCGGTGCCAAAAACCATTACAATAACAAGATATTTTTCATAAAAAGGACTATTATGGCCGTTTCCCCTCCAAGTAAAATCAAATATCTAACAAATAAAGACCTACTAGAGGAGATACATCGCAGCAAATCAACGTATTGTTCATACGTTGATCCATTGCATGCTAGATATGACTTTATTGTGTCTAATAAATCGCTTATAACTAAGAAACGTGTTGACGACGCACGCAAGAAAAAATTGACAGAGATGCAAGCAATTGAAAAAAAAGAAAATGTTAGTAAAGGCATTAAAGATTTTGAAAGCAAGATATCCATAACTGACATACCGGTTGACAGTATTGTTATTAGAGTAATGACTTACGATCATATACCAATCAATATCGAAAAAGAAGGTAAAGCTAAAACTGAAGGTGAGAAGCATATACGATGTAACTTTCCGCCATTTCAGCATTATATAATGCAAGAAGACGGCGAAATAATGTGCGTGTTAAAAAGTCATTGGAAGGGCGGTTTAGAAAATGGATACTTTTCTAAAGAGCATGGCAAAATGACCAAAAATCTTGCATTAATGTTTATGAAATTGGTTGATCGATACGGTCATCGAGGTAATTGGCGAGGATACACTTATATCGACGAAATGAAAAGCCAAGCCTTGCTACAGCTTAGCCAAGTTGGATTACAGTTCGACGAAAGTCGCAGTGAAAGTCCAAATCCTTTTGCATATTACACACAAACAATTACAAATAGTTTTATGAGAATACTTAATATAGAAAAAAAGAATCAAAATATTAGAGACGATATTCTTATTATGAATGGGGCAACTCCAAGCTGGACAAGAATGGTAGACAATGAAATTGCCCAGAAGAAAGAACCATAACACAGTTAATATTGTTACCTTAATTGATATACACTAAAATAAGAGCATAGCAATCTCAAGGGATAACATATGGCTCGAGATCCAGATTTTTCACATGTTGCCGTTTTCACAGATTTACACTACGGCATGCGGAACAACAGTAGAGAACACAACGACTCCTGCGAAAGATTCATTAAATTTATAATTGAGCAAGCAGAAGACCAAAATATTAAAACCTGTATATTTGGTGGAGATTTCCATCATGTTAGGTCAGCAATCAATATATCAACACTTAACTATTCGGTAAGTGGGTTGAAACTACTAAATGATTATTTTGATCATACGATATTCATATTAGGAAATCATGATCTGTTTTATCGAGACAAATATGAGATACACAGTCTACCATATATTACGCAATTTCCTAAAATCACAGTAGTTGATTCGATGCGAGAGATAGGCGATGTGGCATTTGTACCATGGCTAGTTGCGGATGATTGGCAACGTGTTCCAAAATTAAAAGCACCGTATATGTTTGGACATTTTGAATTGCCAAAGTTTAAAATGAACGCATCTATTGAAATGCCAGACCATGGATTATTGAATGCTACTCACTTTGTTAATCAGAAACAGGTATTTTCGGGACATTTTCATAAGCGACAAAATGTTGGAAAAATATGGTATATTGGTAATGCATTTCCCCATAACTTTGCTGATGCTTGGGATGATGATCGTGGAATGATGTTTTGGAAACCAGGTGAAAATCCAGAATTTAAAGCATGGCCAGATGCTCCAAAATATCGTACAATGACATTAAGCCAAATAGTATCTAATCCTACAAAATATATCGATGAACGAACCTTTGCTAAGATTACAATAGATATTGATACTAGTTACGAGGATGTAAACTTCATACGAGAATTATTAGAGCATGATTTAGGTGCCAGAGAAATACAAATGATAACCGCTAAAGTGAATGAGTTAGATACGCTCGACGAAGAGGATATTAATTTTGAAAGCGTTGATACTATTGTAATAAGCCATCTACAAAGTATCGAATCGACTGCAATGGATAAAAATGAACTTATACGCATTTATCAAGAGATCTGACAAATGTTAACCCTAAAAAATGTAACTATGCGTAACTTTCTCAGTATTGGAAATGTTACACAAACTGTTGAATTAGATAAAAACGGATTAACATTAGTTCTAGGTGAAAATTTAGATCTAGGCGGCAATGGATCGAGAAACGGGGTTGGTAAAAGCTCGTTGCTTCAGGCTATATCGTATGGCCTATACGGCCAAAGTTTAACTAATATCAAAATAAACAATCTCATTAATCATATTAATCAAAAGAATATGATGGTATCGATTGAATTTGAAAAAGATGGACATCATTACCGTATAGAACGTGGTAGAAAACCAAACTTCTTCCGTTATGTAGTAGATAACACAAATATAGACGAAACTACCGATGAAGCACAGGGTGAAA